ACTCGGGCAACCGCGGCGATCGTGGACATGCCTGGGCATGCCGCGGAACCCGTGGTTGCCGGCAACCGTGGAAACCTTCGAAGATCTTCAGCTTTTTCCAATTTTCGTAATCAGCAGGTCCGCGGTTCAAGCCCGCGCGCCGGCTCCAATCCTGACAACAACTTACACCGACGTCCTATGGGGTCCCGATAGGTCTGGTTTCCACCTGGTTTCCATTTGGTTGCCAGGCGCGGGTTGACCTTCACTTACGGGGATTCTGCCGATCGCCCGACCGGCCGGATGACCTGATAATTCCCGATTACCGGCCCTGGCAACCAGGGACCGCCAGCTGACCCGGTTCTGCACTTCCCTGGTGCGCTTCGGCCGACGGTCCCTGGCAGCTGGTCCCGGGTTCCCGGGTCCCCTGGCAGCTGGTCCGGGGTCTCTGGTCCTGGCGGGTCCCTGGCGGGTCCCTGGCGCGTCGACCCCCTGCCCGGGGTCCTGACCCTCGCCCCTGGTCCCGATCGTCGTCGGCAGACCCCGCCAGACCCAACGCTGACCCCGTTTGAACCAATTGACGCCTGGGGCGCCACACGCACAATCAAGTCAGACCCGGGCGACCGACCGAAACCCCTGCCCCGGGTCCAAAGGACGACGACGTTATGCATGTGGTGTTCACCGAGACGGACAAAGGAATGCCGCCAGGCAAGCTGGCGGACGCGGAGCTGCGGTTCGCCGACGACGAACCGCTGGCCGGCGCGAAGCTGATCGGGTTTGCCATCTGGGAACGACGCGGCGGCGGCGGACTGAACGTCACGTTTCCCGCCCGTCAGTATGCGGTCAACGGGGAGCGCCGATCGTTCGCCCTGCTGCGGCCTATCGGCGACAACACGGCGACCGAGCGGATCCGCGACCTGATTCTGACCGCGTGGGCGGACCATGTCGCGCGGCGCGACCAGCTCGAGGCCGGCCGATGAGCGCGCGCACGCAGAAGATCGCGGCGCTGAACGACCTGGCGCGGACGGCGATGGGCGTCGCCGGGCGCGTCTTTCAAACCCCCGGGATCAGCGCCTTGTGTCCGCAGCTGCAATCCCGCATTCGAGAACAGGTCGAGACGTTCGATCGGTTCACACCCGACAACGACCCGCACGGGGAACACGATTTCGGGAGCTTCGAGATCGACGGCGCCGGGCGCGTGTTCTGGAAGATCGACTATTACGACAAGGCCCTCGAATACGGATCGGAGGACCCAAGCGACCCGAGCCAGACTACGCGCGTGCTCACGATCATGTTGGCCACCGAGTACTGACCAACGGAACCCGGCATCGGGCGATCCCTGATGCCGGGTTTTTTCTGCGGGTTCACTTCCCTTTCTTCGACCCGCCTCCCTTGAACGATCCGCTCCCGAGCGTCGACGTACACACCGCGTAGGGATTCGTGCCGCCCTTTGTGCCGACCTGCTGGACGCACCGATCCCACTTGGCCGTATGGCTCGACTTCCGACCGGGCATGTGTCACCTCCCAGATCCGAGGTTACTGCCGTTGTGACCTGAACCGGTGCGGGTTTTTTCGTTTGTCAGCCGGCGGCGGTATCATCCCCGGAACATGACAGCTGACAAGTTACCACCCAAGCGCTACGAACCGCCGACCGGTCAAGAGCTGTGGGCCGAGCAGACGTTCGAGATCGTGACCGTCGGCAACGGCGCCGCGATTCGGTGTCGTCTCTGTGATGGGGTCAGCGCGCTGCCTGGCGACGTCGAGAACAAGTACTGTTCGCGCTGTCACCTGTTCCATGACCTCGTTCGGAAGGGACGGCAGCTGGTCGCCGCCGGCGGGACGCACGACTGTGGCGAATGGCGCACGGAACGCGATCGATGCGCGCTGTGCGATCGGCGACTGGCCCTTGAATCCTGACTTTTGGGCCGACGTCGCGGCGGGACGGGATCAACGGTGCCCGTGCGGCCGCCCGTTGCACTACAGCGATCCGGCGACACGGTTCAAGGTCGACAAGCTGGTCGCCCAGCTCGGGCCGACCGTCCTGGTCACGGTCAACAACCGCAGCTGGCAGGTCCCGCGTCACTACATTGCGCTGCACGGGTTGATCGCGGCGGACCTGCCCGACCTGGCCGCGCGTTTCGGCTTCACCGAGGTACCGACATGACGGACAAAGCGACCTATGCGGTCGACAACCTGACCCGGGAAGTCCGCTCCTGGGTCCGGGCGCGATGGGAACCCGCGCCGATCGTCGCCGCCGCGCTCGCCTATGAGCTGGCCGCGTTGATCGCGCGGTCGGCCGACTCGCCCGCCGCCGCTGCACGGCTCGTTGATCAATGGACGGCGACGATGAAGGACCAGATCACGACGTTCGGCATTGGAGAACACCCATGACGCGCCCGCAGATCGCTGAGGGTCTGGAACGGCTGGTGTTGCGCTTGGCGAACGCGGTGGACGACCCGCCGCCGCCCATGACCGCGCCCGAATGGGCGTACATCAAGGGCGTGGCCAGCGCGTCGATCCTGGAGCTGAGGGCGCGGTTGCTCGATCTACCACACCACGATCACAGTGGCACCTGAAGGTACGACGCCGACCTAGTCGGCGGATCGCGCGTCGAAATCCAGGAATTCGCGGCGGGCGCGGGCATCCTCGAGGAAACATCCGCGGAGCGCGGACGTCGTCGTCACGGCGCCGGCGATCGCCACCCCGCGCATTTCCATACACAAGTGGCGCGCGTGCAGGATCACGCCGACGCCTTTCGGTTTCAACCCGTCGTCCAGGCACCGGGCGATCGCCTGGGCCAGTCGTTCCTGATTTTGCAGGCCACGCGCGTGGTGTTGAATCACCCGCGGAATCTTCGACAGGCCGACGATCCGATCGGACGGCACGTAGCCGACTGACGCGGTCCCGAAGAACGGGATCAGGTGATGTTCGCACAGCGAGTAGAACGGGACCGCGCGGACAACAATCATTTCGTCGGTGCCCTCGGCATCGAACGTCGTCAGCGGACACAACGGACGGTCGCCGATGAATTCCTTCAGGAACCGCGCGACCCGTTCGGGCGTTTTCAACAGACCTTCGCGGCCGGTGTCATGACCGAATGCGCGCAGCAGCTGGTCGACCAGGTACACGGGGTTCTGATTCATCGTCGGTGCCTCGGCTTCAACGGACCATCACCGCCACCGATCCGGCGCACACGTGTAGCCGCAGATGCCACCCGTGCAGGCTTGATCGATCAGGACCTTGATTGGCCAGCCGTCCGCGCATGTGCGCCTCAACGGCAGCGCGCACCCGCACGAGACGAACGTGGCGACCAGGATCGCGCACAGCTTCATCGCTTGGTCCCCCGTCGGGTCCCGCGCCCGAGCTCGCCCCGGCCAAGCAGTCCCGTGATGACCGCCAGGCGGACCGCCGGCGCTTCGCCCGTCGCCGACGTCGGCATCGTCCGGCCGCGGCCCACGGACAACCGGACTTTCGGCGCATCGCGTGTCGCTTCCAGCTGCGCCATCTGCCGGCGCCACTTGATTCGCGCGCGTTCTTCGAGCTCCAGGAACACGTTCACTTCGCCGCGCAGGTCCTGACCGGATCCCCGGACGACCATGTGACCGAACTGTTTCCAGTTGCCGAACCCGCACGCGCCGATCTCCCACGAGCTGGCGTCCACCGAGTGGAACGGAAGCGCCATCACGTCGCGCTCGCTGGCGAACGCGAACCCGTGGACCCGTTTCGGCCAGACGCGGGCGAAGACTTGTTCCGCCCAGTGCGTTTTCGCCGTCCCCCGTTTGTAGGCGACCCCGCCGATCGCGATCTTCGGGTACGCGGCGGCCATCTCGAGCAACGCGCCCTCGGGTTCACCGTAATGGAAACACGGGATCGCCGGGATCCCTTCTTTCCACATGGCGGCCGTGTTCTTCGCGCTGGCCTTGTGATCGCCGATCACGTCGAGCGAAAAAATCTCGACCAGGGTCGGATCCGTCTTCATCAGCTGATGGCAGACCGTGATGTACTCGGCCAGACCGATCACTTTCCCGCTGTTCGCCGCCGTGAACGCGCCCGAGTCCATCGACCAGTCGCGGTACTGGTACAGATGCCGATGTTTCAGGAACGGCGCCAGGTACGCATACGAAATCAGGAGCGCCGGCAACCGTTGCCCGGTCACCGCGTGTTGTTCCTGTTTTCGATTGCCGAACGCCAGGCGGACCGTCGTCATGCGCGGGCTCGTCGGGATCGGTTCACGCGCGCCGACGGCGGTTCGGTCATCGCGGCGGTGTCGTTCAGACAGCGGCGACACAGGAGCTCGACGGCGCCGGCGTCACTGATCGCGGCCGTTGGATCAAGCCGCGCCTTGGCCTGGGTCAGCAGCTCGTATTGTGTCGCGCTTAGGTGGACGGCGTGATCGCCGGTCCCGTTGTCGGCGCCCATCAGGTCGCCCTTCGCTTGCGGCGACCAGTCCGCGGCCAGCAGGTTCTTCAGCTCATGATCGGCGAACCCCGTGATCGATCGCAGTTCATCGTTGTTGATCGTCTGCAGGGCTTCGGACACCAGCTGCCAGTCCCAATCCGCGGCCCATCGATTGGCGGCCAGGTTGGCGGCCGTTTCCTGTTCGAGGCTCCACCGTACTTCACGATACGAGAAGCGCGCGCCGTCGACGACGACGTAGCCGTGCGCCACGGTGCCCTGCGCGTCGGTCGCCTGGGGTTGCGCGACGATCTGAACATCCTGTCCCGCCTTGAACGCGTCGATCCGTTTGTGACCGCCGATTAGCTGGTTCGTCGTCAGGTTGCGGACGATGCCGCCCAGATCGCCGAATTGCAGCAGACTCTTACGGAAGGCCTCCAGCTGCGTGGCCGACCACGGTTTCCGCGGGTTCTTCGTGTTGGGTTGGAGATCGGCCAGGGACGTGGCGGTGGCGACCCGCGCCGTTGTGGTCGGCCGCGATCGGCGCCGCCGGCGCGTCACCGTACGTTCCAGATCTTGTGTTGTTGAATCGACAGGCGCCACTCCGGGTGCGACAGGCACAGCTCGATACAGTGACGCAGGTTCGCCGGGTTCAGCCGGTCACCGTCCGAATGCGGCGACAGACACAACACCTTCGCGGTCAGCGACGGCTCCGGGATCATCTGGCCGACGTGGCGGATGTACTTCAGTTCGTCCACGTGGACACCGTCGTCGCGGACGGGAAAGTGGCGCGCCAGGATATGTTCGGCGACCTTCGGACTGACCGTGACCCAATCGAGCCCCGGGGGCACCGGACGGACGCCGCTTGTTTCGATCTGTTGCCGATACCCGTGATGCCGCATCGTCGCGATCAACGACGGCGTCAGCTGGTCCGCGGGCTCACCGCCCGTCCAGACGATCCACGAGATGCCGGCCGACACCTCCAGGATCGCGGCTGCCAGACCGTCCTCGGTGTACTCGGCGCCGCTTTCGAATTCGGTATCACAGGCGATCCCGCTGGCCGCACACGCGTACTTCGCCGAACAGCCGGAGAACCGGACGAAGACCGAGGGCTCGCCGGCGCGCATGCCTTCACCTTGAAGCGTACGAAAGATCTCGGTGACGCGCATCAGACCAGGTTCGACAGGACCCACACGGCCAGCCCCGCGGCCGTCAGGTTGATCCGCGCCGACACCCCGGCGGCCGCCAGGACGAACAGCAGGAACGCGACGATGATCAACAGCGAGTGCAGCTGCGCCATGTGGGATGACCCTTTCCTCAGCGGCCCTGGTACCGACACGCCGACGTACACGTTTCGTTGATCGTGACCGCGGACAACCCGGGCAGACGGTCGGCGAGCAACAGGAACAGCCACCGCGCGATCGCCTCCGACGTCGGGTTGACCAGACCCGTGCTGACGTTCAGATCGTAGTGATCGAGCGTCGTCTCGACAATCGGCTCGACCACGGCATCGATTTCGTTGTAATCCATCAGCATGTCGACCTTCGGACCGGCGAAGTGCAGCGATGGGCCCGCCACCTCGATCGTCGCCGTCCACGAGTGCCCGTGGACGCGGGCGCACTTCCCATCGTGGCGCGGCAAATGATGGGCGGCTTCGAACCGGTACGTCTTCGACAGGAACCAGGCGTCAGGCATCGGCGCGTCCAATTCGGTACCGGGTGAAGCCGTCCGCGTGACCGATCCGATCGGGCACCCCGCGGACCGCCAGCTCGAGCTGCGCCAAGGAGAACACGCCGCCCCACTTCACGATGGCCGGATCCGACCAGGGCTCGAAGACGCGCCACAGGTGGGCGGCGACGTCCTCGTTGGTCATGTCATGGAACGGCGCCGAGGTTTCCTGCACCAGGCGCTGTTGAATCGCGGCGTAGGTGTCGGCAAATGCCGGGAACCCGCGGCCCCCGGTCTGGTGGGCGTAGGTCAAGGTGACCAGGGCGAAATGGCTGTGACCGGGTAGCTTCATCGCTCGGTTCACGTTGGTGAAGAACACCGAGAACGGGCCGACAGTGATGGAGCTTCGGAGATCCGGCATAACCCGCCCGGGTCGTGATCCGTACCGACGACGTCGATCCGCCCGAGGGGCCGTTTGCGCGCGTCGGTTGTCCTCGGGCGCGGACACGACAATCGGCGCGTCGCAGAGTGCCATAATCCGCCGACGTTGTACAACCCGCGCGGCTCGTGTATTTTCGCGGCGCCCGAGGGGAGGGGGATCACAATCACGGCGATCAAAGTCGTCAGGCACCGGTCCCCGGGTCCGCCCTCACGACCGCGAAATTCGAAAATCGGTGCGGCGCGCGTGATCGCGGCCGCCGCCGCCGCCCGAGGGCGATCGATCGCCGCCGCGGCGGCCGCCGCCTGATGGGGATCTCGTGCGTGGCCGCAAACCGACGCCGACCAACCTGCGGATTCTCCGCGGCAATCCAAGTCACCGGCCCCTGAACGCGGCGGAACCGAAACCGGCGGCCGCGGACCTGGCGCCGCCGGACTGGCTCGACGGGCTGGCGCGGACGGAATGGACTCGTCTGGCGCCCCTGCTTCATCGGTTGGGCCTGCTGACGGAGATCGACGTGCAGGCGCTGGCGACCTACTGTCAAACCTACGCGCGGTGGCGGGAGGCCGAAGAGAAGATCAAGGAATTCGGCCTGGTCATCAAAGGGCGCAACGGGTATCCCGTGATCTCGCCGTTCGCCGCGGTCGCCGATCGCGCGATGCGCCAGATGAAAGGATTCCTGATCGAATTCGGGATGACGCCGAGCGCGCGCAGTCGCGTGGCGAAACACGACGCCGGCGACGCGCACGACGATCCGTTCGCCGAATTCGATCAACCGCCGCGCCTGGAACGGTGGACACCTGGCAAGAAGACGTAAGCGGATCACGCTTCATCCGCTCGATCAGTACGCCCGCGACGTCGCGACCGAGAAGATTCCCGCGGGGAAGTACCATCGGTTGGCGTGTCTGCGTCACCTGCTCGATCGCGACCGTGAAGCGACCGCCGCGTTTCCCTACACCCTCAGTCTCGCCCTAGTCGATCGGTTCGTGCGGTTCGCGTCCAGGCTCCGCCACTACAAAGGCGAATGGGCCGGCCAACCGATCGTCCTGCAACCGCACCAGATTTTCCGGCTGGGTTCGATCCTCGGCTGGGTCCATGTCGAAACGTTGCTGCGGCGGTTTCGTAACGCCTACGACGAGCTGCCGCGGAAACAAGGCAAGTCGCTCGAGGGCGCCATCATGTCGTTGTATGTGACGTTCTTCGACGGCGAGCCCGGCGCCGAAGGTTACTGCGCGGCGACGAAACGGGATCAGTCCAAGATCGTGTTCGATGCCGCGCGGCGGCTGGTCCGATCAAGTCAGCTGCGCGGCCGGATTCAGGTGCTGACCCACAACCTGTCGCGCGAACGGTACGCCCAGAAGTTGGAACCGCTGGGCGCCGACGAAGATTCGATGGACGGCTTGAATGCCCACTTCGTCAGCCTGGACGAACTGCACGCGTACCGCAGCCGCGGCGTGATCGACGTCCTGGAAACGGCGACCGGTGCGCGCCGGCAACCCTTGGTGTTCAAGATCACGACCGCGGGTGATGACTTGGTGTCGCCAGGCGGCGACGAACACGCGTACGCCTGCCAGGTGCTCGAAGGCACATTGACCGACGAAACGTACTTTGCCTTCATCGCGCATGCGGATCCCGAGGACGATTGGACGACCGACGCGACCGCGCGGAAAGCGAATCCGAATTACGGCATCTCGGTCAACCCTGATGACCTAACGGCGAAGCGGACCAAGGCCCTCGGCATGCCCAGTGCCGCCGCCGGCTACAAACAAGCCCACCTGAATCTCTGGGTCAATGCCCTGCAGCCGTGGCTGTCGCTCGACGGCTGGCGCGCGGGCCAGCGGCCCGATCGGGACGTCCGGGTCGAGCTCGCCGGTGCGCCGTGTGTTGTCGGGATCGACTTGGCGTCGAAAAACGATCTGTGCGCGATGACGGCGCTGTTTCCACCGGTCGACACGCGGACCTGGTGGGCCGTCGTCCGCTGGATCTGGACACCGGCGGCGACCTTGGACGACCGGTCGAAGCGCGACCGCGCGCCGTACGCCCAATGGCGGGACGAGGGCCACCTGATCGCGACGCCTGGGACCAAGGTCAACCACGACGTCGTCCGCGCGGCGCTGGTCGAGCTACGGACCTGGGCGATCATCGGCGCGATCGGCTTTGACCCGTGGCACGCGGATCAGATTCAGATCAAGTTGGTCGAGGACGACGGCTTCACGCCGGAACAGATCTTGGAGATCCCGCAGACGTATCCGGGCATGTCGTCCGGGTGCAAGGCGCTCGAAGCCGAAGTACTGGCGGCGAACGTCGATGGCGGCGGCTGTCCGGTGATGCAATGGTCGGTCGGCAACGCGGTCGTCAAAAAGGACGACAAGGAAAACATCTATCCGGTGAAACGCTTCTCGCGCGGCCGGATCGATCCCGTGGTCGCGTTGGCGATCGCGTGGAACCTGCACCTCCGCCTGGTCGCCGAGGGTCCGGTCGAGGATCCTGACCTGATCATCGTGTAAACGTTGCACCGAGATCGCGGCACCGCGCCCCCAGCTGCGCGATAATGCCCGCATGCCGAAACGGATCGGGCGCCCACGCGTCGATCCCGACGATGAATCGATCGAGGTGTCCTTCACCCTCCCCGCGCGCCAATTCGATCGGGTCGCGTCCGACGCCCGCCGCGAACAGGTGTCGATCGGCACGATCTTGCGGCGCGCGGTGGCCAACCGTCGCGGCGACGACGACGACGGCGACGACTAGGCGGTAGGGATCCCCGAGGGGTCCGTCACGCTGGGACCGCGCGCTGCTCCCCGGGCCGCGGGTGGCGCCCCTTGTTCCCTATCGCCTTTTCCATCGGAAAACTCGACAAACCGCCGGCCGGCGCGCGATCCTCGCGACCGCATGACCTGGTGGACGCGCCCGCCCTGTCTGCTTCGGACCGTCATTGTGAATCTCAAATCGCGGGACGACGAAGCGCTCTCGGGCGTCTTGTGGTCGGCGCGCGGCGGGTGGTTCGTGCTGAAACACGTCGTCGCCATCAAGGAAGTGGGCGACGGCGCCACGCAAGAAAAACCGGTCACCGGCGACGTCGTGATCGCGCGCGACAACGTCGCGTTCTTTCAAGTCCGATGATTGTCGAAAGCGGCGGCACGTTCCAGGCGATGACCGCGGCGCCGCGCGCGGGCGTGGGCACCGGACTCCCGTACACCGGCTCGCCGTTGAACCGGTCGGGATTCACGCAGGCCTACGGCGAGATCTACCGGACGCAACCGAACGTCCGTATCGTGATCGATTTCCTGGCGATGAACCTGGCGCAGCTTGGGTTGCCGGCGTACCGCCGCGTCTCGGATACTGACCGGGAACGCCTGCCGGCCGACCATCCGCTCGTCTACACGATCGCGCATCCGAACCGGTTCACGACGCGCTACCGGCTGATCTCGGACCTGATGACCGACATGGGCATTTACTTCAATGCCTACTGGTTGAAGGTCCGCCCGGTCAACGCGCCGCAGCTCGGGCTGTTCCGGTTGCCGCCCGAACAGGTCGAAGTCGAGGGCGGCCTCTTGCCGCGTGCCTACTACTGGACCCAACCCTACGGCGAGACCTTGGAGTACGGACCCGAGGACGTGATCCATTTCAGCGGGTACGGGACCAGCTTCAAGCCGTTCATGGGCATCTCGCCGATGGAAACCTTGCGCCAGGTCCTGGCCGAGGACCAGGCGGCGGCGGACTATCGGGCGAACCTGTGGCGGACCGGCGCGCGGATCGATGGCGTCCTGACCCGCGCGAAGGATTCGCCGGCGGCGCGCCTGAGCGACACGCAAGTGGCCAGCTTCCGCGAACAGTGGCGCACGCGTTACACCGGCCAAACCGGTGGCGGCACGCCGATCCTGCCCGCGGGGATGGATCTGAAGACGGTCAGCTTTTCGTCGCGGGATTCCGAGTTCATCGCCGGCGGGAAGCTGCGGCGCGAAGTCGTGACCAACATGTACCACGTGCCGCCGACGATGATCGGCGATCTGGAACACGCGACCTACAGCAACGTGCGTGAACAACGGAAACAGCTGTACGCAGACGTCCTGCCGCCCTGGTGCGAGATGTACCAGTCCGAGCTCGAGCTGCACCTGGTGCACGAGTTCGCAGACACCAGCGACGTCTATCTCGAATTCAACCTGGCGGAAAAGCTGAAGGGCGATTTCGAGGAACAAGCGGCGTCGTTGCAACTGATGGTCGGTCGGCCGCTGATGACCCTGAACGAAGGGCGCGCGCGGGTGAACCTGCCGTCCATCAAAGACGATCCGTCGGCCGACAAGGTGGCGCTACCGCTGAACATGAGCCCCAGTGGCTCGACGCCGGCGCTGACGCCCACCGGTGACACGCCGGCGCCGGCCGCGGCGGCGGTGTTGATCGCCCGTCGCACGTGGGACCGCCAGCTGGCGCGCCTGCAAAAGATGCCGATGGCCGCGCGCGCCGCCGCCTTCGATGACGCCCGGTGGAACCGCGAGCTGGCGGCCGACCTGGCGCCCTTGTATCACCAGCTCGGGTTCGACGGCGACCAGGCCGCGCGCCGCAGTTTGGCCAGCGCCCAGAAAGTCAACCGGCACACCCGCGCCTTGCTGGAAGCCAACAATCCGATCTTCGAACCGCCGCCGGACGGCATTCTGACTTTGGAGGGCGTATGAACGTAAACGGGGGCGGTAACGGCGGTGGGGCCGGTGGCGGCGGTGGTGCCGGTGGCAACGGGGGCGCGGGTGGTCACGGGTCCGCGTCCGGGGGCGGCAGTCATCACGGCGGCGGGGATCGCTACGGGCGGATCGTCGACGTCGTCCTCCACGACCCGTGGGCGATCGTGCCGGAAAAATTGGGGCAGATCGTGTCCCTGGTGCAGCTGCGCGCGTCGGGCATCACCTTGACTGCCGAAGACATCCAGGCGCGCATCGGCGGCGACCCGCAAGCCCGTCCCGAGACGACGGTCGAGAACGGCGTCGGGATCATCTCCATGTTCGGGGTCCTGTCGCAACGGATGAACCTGTTCGGCCGCATGAGCGGCGGGACGTCGACTGAGCTGATGGCCGCCGAGTTCCGCGAGCTGCTGCGCGACACCCAGGTCAAAGCGATCCTGTTCGATATCAACTCACCCGGCGGGACCGTGTACGGGATTCCGGAGCTCGCCGAGGAAATTCGCGCGGCGCGCGGTGTCAAGCCGATCGTCGCGGTCGCGGACGCCCTGGCCGCGAGCGGCGCGTACTGGCTGGGGACGCAAGCCGACGAGCTGTATGTGACGCCCAGTGGCGACGTCGGATCGATCGGCGTCGTGACCGCTCACACCGATCTGAGCGCGGCCGCGGAAAAGGCGGGCGTGAAGACAACGCTCGTGTCCGCGGGTCGCTTCAAGACCGAAGGGAATCCGTATCAGCCGCTGGGCGAGGAAGCGTACGCCCACCTGAAAGACCGCGTCGACGCGCTGTATACGACGTTCGTCCGCGACGTGGCGCGTGGGCGCGGCGTCTCGGACGCGGTCGTGCGCGAAGGATTCGGCCAGGGGCGCCTTGTGAGCGCGACGACGGCGCGGGATCTCGGCATGGTCACCGGGATCCAGACCTTCGACGCCACCCTGGCCAAGCTGCAACAGCTCCCGACCCCGCGGACGAGTCTCCCGCTCGCCCCGCGCGCCTCCGTGGACACACCGCAGGAGCCGTCACCGGCCACCGGTCAGGATCCACGACGACTGCCCGAGGCGACGTGGCGCGACCTGGTACGGTTCGCGATCCACGGGTAGATCGGGGTTTTCTGACGGAAGGAACGGACGTATGGCAACTGCACTGATGGTCGTCTCCCTGGAAAAAGAGCTGGCCAACAAACAGGCCGAAGCCGCGGCGTTGCTGGAAAAAACCTGCGCGACCGCGGAGAAGGAGAACCGCGAAACCACGGACGAGGAACGCGCGGCGGTCGTCAAGCTGCTCAACGAGGGCAAGACGATCAAGGCCAAGATCGAACGCGCGAAGGGCGACCAGGCGATCTCCGCGGAGATCGAGAGTCTGTTCAACAAGCAGACGGCCGGCGCGACGACGTCGAAGATCGTCAAACCGACCCTGGCGCAGACGATGACCCTGGGCAATCAGTTCATCGCCCACGAGCATTACGCGTTCTTCAAATCGGGGCAGCATCGCGTCGGCGGCACGTGGACGTCGCCGACCTTCGAGCTGACCGATCATCTGGCCGGCTACGGCAAGTTCCTGGCCACGACGTTGACGGAAGATCCGGCGTCGGGCGGGAAGCTGATCGTGCCGCAGTACCTGCCCGGCATCCTACCGACCATGTTCCGCCGTCTGGTCGTGGCGGATCTGCTCGCGTCGGGCACCACGACGTCGAACGCGATCGTGTACATGCGCGAGACGGCGTTCACCAACGCGGCGACGCCGGTCGCCGAGGGCGCCGCGAAACCCGAGTCGGCGCTGACCTTCGACCAGGTGATGGAAGCCGTGGCGAAGCTGGCCCACTGGTTGCCGGTCACCGATGAAATGCTCGAAGACGAGCCGACGATCGCCTCGTACATCGATGCCCGGTTGCGGTTGGGTGTGCAGCTGACCGAGGAGGACCAGCTGCTCAACGGCAACGGCACGCCGCCGAACCTGCGGGGGCTGCTCAATCGGACCGGGCTCGCGACCGCGATCGCACGCGTGGATCCGGCGACGAATGCGGACGTGATCTACCAACAGATCGCCGCCATCGCCAACACGGCGTTCATCTATCCGGACGGGATCGTGATGAACCCGACGAACTGGTCGACGACGATTCTGTCGAAGGACTCGACCGGTCGGTACCTGGGCGGCGGCCCGTTCGTCCCACCGTCCGCGGCGACACTGTGGGGCCTGCCGGTGGCCCCGACGCCCGCGATCGTCGCGGGCACGGCGTTGGTCGGCGCCTACGGATCGGCGGCGCAGGTGTTCCGGCGCAGCGGCATCAACGTCGCCGCGTCGAACAGCCATCAGGACTTCTTCATCAAAAACCTGACGGCGATCCGCGCCGAAGAACGGCTGGCATTGGCCGTGTATCGGCCGGGTGCATTCGGCAAGTGCACCGGGTTGAACTGATGACCGCCGACGTCGAGGCCCTCGCGGTTGATATGTCCGTGCCCGGGTGGAGCAACAGTCCGCCCGGGCCGGCGTCACCGCCCCCGACCGAACAGACACGTCTGTTTCCGCCGCCGGGTTTTAGTAACACCGGCGCCGCGGCGACCGGTGCGACCGCCGGCACGCCGGGATCGTGGACGCCGGCGAGCTCGCTGGCGCCGCTGACGCTCGCGGACACGACCGGGATCACGGCCACGCCCGCGACCGCGTGGACGACCGGCCAGTACGTACAGCTGCGTGACGGGACTTACGCCCATTGGTCAAGCACGGCGTGGGTCGCCGGCAAGGCGTGACAACCCGAGGAGGGATTCCGCCCGGGATCCCCTCCTCGATCGTGGAGGCACCGCATGACCGACAAAGACACCAACGCGCCGGGGTTCTCGAATGTCAGCGAGAACGATACCGCGGCGCAACCGCTGCAACCCGGCGACGCGCCGCCGCCGCCGAACATGGATGAACCCGGCTGGTCGAACGTGGCGCCGGCAGCGCCACCGGCCGCGGGCGAGACACCGACCGAGGGCGGCGATGTGGTTCAAAGCTGATCCCGGGCCCTGTCCGGTCGACGACGTCCCGTACACGGCCTGTTGCAGCCCGGACTACCAGGGCATCGTGATTCCGCAGCTGCCTGGCCGCGATCAGATGGTCGCCGCCGAGCCGATCCCGGTACCAGCGCCGCTCGGGTCCGACCAGGTCCTCGACACGTTCACCACGAAGACGTATCGGAGCAAACGCGCGAGGTGACATGCAGGCGGTCCCGTTCGACTACTCGGCGGCGCTGACCGAACCGCCGACCAGCAACCAGGTGCGGCTCGATGCCGCATTCCCTTACACGGGCGCGACGAAGGTCTGGGTGCGGAACATCACGACCGACGGCACCGACGTGCATCTGGTCCTGCTGGCGATCGCCGTGGGCTCCACGATCTACCTGCAGGACAAAAACGATCACACCTTGTTTGCGATGCTCGACACGACGGGCGCGCCGGTCGACAAGGTGGACTACGTCGAGCTGCCGGTCCAGTGGCTCGGCAACGGCGGCGCCCTGCTCAACAACCAGGCGGTCGTGTTCGCCGCGGTCGCGCCCACGGTGACGCCCGTCCCGCCGACGTCCGGCGGCGGCGGGGCCTGGCTCGCGGTCCCGATGGCCGGCCTGCACGCGATCTCGATCGTGGAGGATCCGCCCGCGACTGAACCGATCGACCTGACGACGGCGAAACTGTACGCGCGGCTGACTGGCGCGGATCTCGATCCCCTGTTCGTCACGTTCATCAAAGCCGCGCGCGAGAAGCTCGAGCTCGACGTCGGCCAGGCGCTGCTGACACAGACCCGGCGGATCTGGTTCGACGTGGTCCCGGAGGGCGTGATCACGTTGCCGCCCTGCTGCGGCCCGTTGCAGACGGTCAACGAGGTGGCGTACATCGACGGCGCGAACGTCGGCCACGTGTTGGACCCGTCCAGCTACCAGGTCGACGCCGCCAGTGAACCGCCCCGCCTGGCGCTCCTGGGCGGGATCCCGTACGGCGCGACGCGCGCGTTCCAACCGTTGACCATGCAGATCGTCGCCGGCTACACCGACGCCGCCGAGATTCCCGGTCCCCTGGTCCATGCGTGCGGCCTGCTGACCGGGTTCTACGCCAACGCGAGCGGCGATCGGTTCCTGGCGGACGTCCTGTGGGACCAGTACGAGGAAACAATCGCGCCGTTCCGACTGGTGACGATATGAGCCCGACCGGCGGCCCGAGCCATCGGCGGGAACGGTTGACCGTCCAGAAGAACGAACCGCCCGTCCTGGCCGTAACCAGTCTGACGCGCACGAACGCCGTGGCGACCGTCGTCACCGCGGCGCCGCACGAGTACCTGACGGGCGACTACGTCACGATCGCGGGCGCGACGCCCACCGGCTACAACGGTAAGTACAAGATCACGGTGACCGGGCCGACGTCGTTCACCTATCCGACCAATTCCACGTTCACGACGCCGGCGACGGGCCCGATCACGGCGACGTACGTGTCGGACGCGCAGGGTGGCATGGAACAGGGCTGGACGACGTACCGCGCGATCTGGGCGCAGCTGATTCCCGTCTCGTTTGCGGAACGCCTGCAGGCGCAGGCCGTCCAGTCCACGATCGACTATCGCTTCCGCGTGAACACGATCGACGCCGCCGGCGTGACCGCCGCGATGCGCGCGCTGTGGACGCCGCAGTGGCCGATCACCGCGCAGATCGAACACACGTTGGAGATTCGCGGGGTTCTGCCCGAGGGCGACGGGCATCAGTGGACGGTCATCGAAGCCGCGGAGCGCCGCTGATGTATTCCGCCTTGGGTCCCGTCGCCGAAGCCGTTGTCGTCGTCCTACAGGATCCGACCCTGCAGGCGGCGGCGATCGGTGGCATCTGGGACGACCTGCCGCAGAATCCCCAGTTTCCCTGCGTCTGGTTCGAGCTGCAGGCGATCGAGAACCGCGGCCTGGGTCGTGGCGGTCTGCCCCGTCTCGAGCTGCGGACGCACGTGTTCTCTGACTACGGCGGGCTGATGCAGGCGCGGGAGATCGATCGGTTGATCATTGGCCTGCTCCGCGATCAACCCGTCCCGGTCGATCCGGCGCTGTACACCTGCTGCGGCGAAACGGTCTGGAACGGCACGATCCCGGTCGCCGATGAAGAACTGAACGGCGTGAAGGTCCACGAGCTCGTCTCGATCTTCACGATCTGGGTCGAGGAGGTGGCCGCGTGATGGACGACGACCAGCCGGATCCGGCGCGCGCGTTGGTGACACCGACCGGCGAACCAGTCCACCAGGTCCGGGACGCCGAGCGGATCTGTCCGCGGTGCGGCGCGCCGCCTGGCAAACGGGTCGCGTCCCAAGGGTTCGGCACTCCGCATCCGGTCTGCGGAGTCTGCGGCTTTGATTTCACGGGAGAACCGTGGCCATGACACAGCAGCTGCACGGCGGGTCCGAGGTCACCGCGTTTCTGGTCGACGCCTGCGACATTCTCGGCGCGAAACCGAAAGCCGTGGTCTGGAAGATCGAAGCGCTGGAGGAAGTCAGCCATGGCCTTGGGGACAAGTTCGCGGCGATGACGCCGACGGGCGTGTCGAAGTTGACGCTGACCCAGGCCGGCGCGTTCTGGGACACCAGCGCATTCGGCATCCACGAGACGTTCAAGACGCCGAACACGGCGCCGCGGGTCGTGACGTTGTGTTTGGCCGGCGAGACGCCGGGCGCGCCGACCTGGCAGATCAACGGCGTCGTGTCGGTCACCTACGAGGTCCTCGCCACGGTCGGCCAGCTGACGAAAGCGAACGTCACCTATCAGGTCAACGGGCCGGCGGCCGAAGGCCTGGTTGTCGGATCGTACGGGACGCACACCGCGGATTGGGACACGACCGCGACCCCGATCGACAACGGCGCGGCGAGCGCGGCTGGCGCGACGTTGACGCTCCAAGTGGCGGCGCTGACGGGTGGCGCGTCCGCGACCGTGACCGTGCGCCAGTCCACCGATGGAACGACGTGGACGACGCTGGACACGTTCCCCGTGGTGGCGACCGCTCCCACCGTGATCACCCGCACCGTGGCCGGCGCGATCGCGCGGTATCTGTCCGTCGCCGGCGTCCTGACCGGCACCGGCGCGATCACATGCGCCGTCAACGTCGTACGGCACTAAGGAGGAGGCAGCGATGGCGGCAGGCAAACATGGGTCCAGCGAAATCGTGATCACCTACGACGACCCCTCGGGCGCGCCGCAGACGATCACCTGCGCGGTCTTGACGATGGGCGCGATCAAGATCACCAGCCAAATGCAAGCGGGGACCGCGTACTGCGACACGATCGAGAAACAGCTGCCGACCGGGCTGGAAAAGATCGATCAGGTCACCTTGACCGGGTTCTGGGATACGACGCCGGTCACCGGGTCGCACGATATTTTCAAAGCGCCCGATACCAACCCGCAGGCGCCGACGCGCACCCTGGGGGTCATGTTCGGGGACGCGAAACAGTGGACGTCGGAGGGCTATCAGGTCAGCTACAGCGTGATCGGCAAGGTCGGCAACCTGACCGAATTCGAAGCCGTGTTGCAACAGAATTCGGGCGCGTGGTCCTGATGTCGATCTTCGCCAGTCAGGTCCAGAAGACGGCGCCGATTCCGAGCGATCCGCCGCACACGTTCACGTACCGCAAGCTGACCGGGCGCGAGCTCGAGGACGCCCAGGCGGAACATCTGCGCGCGTTCGTCGGTGGCCGGAACCCGCGGATCTGGTCCGGAACCTTGCGCCAGATCCTGGCCCAGGGCACGACCGCCGCGAACGATTACCCGACGATCAGCGATCTGCACAAGGACCCGCTGGTCGGCTACGACCGCTACGCGATGATTCACGCGGCGCTTCTCAGCTGGACGTACGACGGCGCCGCCAAGCCGAAGCGCGAACAGATCGATGATCTCGACGACGACGCGGCGGACCTGATCGCGCGGGCGATCCTTCAGCTGTCGAAACCGAGTCTGTTTCAGACGCCCGAGGAACGCGCGGCCGCCAAAAAAAACGACTGACGGCGCTGCACCTGGCGCTGGATGGTGCGGCGCCACAACCGTGGGCGTGGACGCTGAGTCGCATCTGTGAGGAATTTAGCTGCGTGCCGTCGATCGCCATCCGTGAGCTGGACGAGCTGCCCGCCGGCCTGCTGGAGGAGATCATCGAAGCGCGCCACTACGCCCGGGCGAAATACGCCTTCGACGCGGCCGACACGCCAGACGCCGTGAAGCGGTTGCCGGCTTCGCCGCTGATGGACCTGGCAAAGGTGATCACCGTGGAACTGGTCCAGGAGCACATGAGACGTGGCCGCCAGTAAGGCGATCGAATTCGTGCTCGACACAGCCGCGGCGCTCGCCGCGGTCGATCAGGTCCCGGACTCTGTCCACCGCGGCACCGATGCCGTCACGGCGCAGACCGCGACGTCGGTCGCCACCGAGGCCCGCGCACGGGTCGCCCGGCGCACCGGCGCAACGGCGGCGTCGATCCGCGTACGCCCGACGAAAGACGGCTACGGCTACGTCGTGATCGCGGGACCGCCGGCGAATCCGATGCGCGCGCGCTATCTGGAATTCGGGACCCGCTACATGTACGCCCGGCCGTTCCTGTTGGTGTCCGCGTCGCTCGAAGCGCCCACCTATCGGGACAAGGTCGGCGCCGCCGTCCAGGCCGGCGTCGACGCGGAAGGACTGGGCCCCAATGGCTGACGATCCCTCCCTGGTCCTCGCCGTCAAGACGAACCTCGATGGCCTGAAACAGGGCATGAAGGAAACCGAGCAGATCGTCCAGACCGCCGGTCAGCACATCGCGGAGGCCGGTGAATCCGGCGCGGCGGCCCTGGACAAAACCGGTACCGCCAGTCGCCAGGCCGCCGGCGACACCGACCTTCTGGCGATCGCGACCGAACGGCTCGCCGCGGGGTTCACCGCCTGGAAAGCGATCGACATTCTGTCGGACGTCATCGCCTACGGCGACCAGATCCAGAACCTGCACGACAAAACCGGGCTGACGACCGACGAGCTCCAGAAGCTGAACGTGGTCACCGCGCAGAACAACAGCAGCCTGACCCAGGCGTCGAGCGCCGCCCTGCATCTGGCGAAGGTGATCGCCGAAGGGAAAGACAGCACCAAGGGCGCCCTTCAAGATCTCGGCCTGTCGTACGAACAGGTCCGCGACATGAGCATGGACGAGCAATTCGAGACGGTCGGGCGCGCGATCGCGGGCCTGAACGACAAAGGCGAACAGGCGTCCGACGCCATGAAGCTGATGGGCCGCGCCGGCGGCGAGCTGATTCCGACGTTCCAGAACCTCGGCGATCAGGTCGGGAAGCTGAACACGCTGAATGAAGAACAGATCAAGCTGCTCAGCGCGATGTCGTCCGCGTGGGCCGGCGCGAAAGCGAACGCCGTCCCCAACATGATGGCGATCATCGATGCGGCGACCGGCCTGTCGGACAAGCTGCACTACCTGAAGGAATACAAGGAATGGCTCGATGCGATCTTCGGGTCGATCGATCAGCTGCCGAAGGTCACGGGTCCCGCGGCGGCGGGTGTGACCAAAGCGTTCGAGAGCATGGGGCCGCCGATCAAAACCACGACGCAGGCGCTACTCGACCAACAGACCGCCGAACGCGCGCTGACCAAGGACCACGAACAACAAATGGCCGCCCTGAAAGCGTGGGCGGCGGCGACCGACGACCTGGACAGCGTCGGCAAGGACTTCCACGCGACCCTGGCGAGCATCGACGGGGAAACCGTCGAGGCGATCAAGTTCTACCTCGACGCGGGCGTCGCACAGAACACGCTGGCGACCGCCTACGGGTTGACCGCGTCCCAGATCAAGGCGGTCGCCGCGGCGCGGAAAGAAGAACTGGACGTCGCCAAGGCGGCCGACGAGGTGCACAAGCTCGCCCTGAAGGAACAGGCCGAGGTCCAGAAACAGCTGACCGCCCAACAGCAGGCGCGCACGAAGGAAGTCAACGACGCGATCCTCGCGGAACTGAAAGCCGGCGAAGCGATCGCCGCGACGACGGCCAGTACCGACAAAGCGACCCAGGCCCTGGCGACCTACACCAAGGCGATGGACGACCTGCACCGCACAAAGGTCGAGGGCGTCTCGCAAGCGAACCAGGAACAACAGATTACTGAGGCGTACACCAAGGCGCTGTACGACGAAGCCGTCGCCCAGGACCAGGCGAACGTGGCGATGGCGGTCGTCCCGAAAGTTGCCGAACCCGCGAAACAGAGCGTGCAGAACCTGACCGGCCAGATCAATCTCGGGATCACGTCGCTGCAGGAATACAACAAAGCGATCAAGGACTTCTACGATTCGTTCGGGCCGAGTCTGGTCGGGACGCCGGCGCCGATGCCGCTCGGCGGGCATCGCACGCCCGGGATCAGCGCGGAAGCCGCGGCGCCCTGGCCGTACATCGGTCCCGGACATGCCGCTGGCGGACCGGTCGCGGCCGGCGTGGCCTATCCGGTCGGCGAACAGGGACCGGAATTTTTTATTCCGAATCAGGCCGGCTCCGTGGTTCCGCAAGGCGCGGCCGGCGTCACCGTCGTCCAGTACATCACGATCACCCAACCGCTCGGGTCGCCGCGCGCGATCGCGGACGCGGTCGGTCAGGCGACGATGGCGTCGCTGCAGAATCGCGGCGAACGCTTCCGACCCGCAGGAGTCTAGCTATGGGGACTGCACAGGCCTCGGATTATCTGGAGAACATGCTCGTTGACGCGATCTTTCGCACGCGCGCGTTCACCAAGCCGGTGGCGCTCTACGTCGGGCTCTTCACGGCGTCGCTGAGTGACGCCGGCGGCGGCACCGAATTGAGCGGCGGCGGCTATGCCCGTGTCAACCTGGCGCCGGGCGATGCGAACTGGACCGCGACCCAAGGTGGAGTCTCAGGCAACTCCAGCGGTACCGGAGGCCTGACCCAGAACGCCGTCGCGATCACGTTCCCGGCGCCGACCGCGAACTGGGGCACGATCACCCACTTCGGCATCTTCGATGCGGCGGCGGCCGGCAACTTGATCATCTGGGACGCGTTGACCGCCAGCAAAACGATTTCGGCGGGTGATCCGGCGCCGTCGTTCCCGCCGGGCTCGCTGCAGATCACCGTGGGTTGATCGTGGCGACCGTTGATTACCTGATCGTCGGTGGCGGGGGCGGCGGCGGACGCGGCTCCAGCGTCGGGCGCGGTGCCGGTGGCGGTGGCGCCGGCCGGTACGTCACAGGCAGCGACGCGATCACGACCGGGAGTTTTCCGGTCGTCGTCGGGCGCGGCGGCCTCGGCGGGGCGAACAGTGCGGTGTCCGCCCAGCAGGGCAGCCCGTCATCGTTCAACGGCCACAATGCGCCCGGCGGCGGTGGAGGAAGCGGCGGGGACGCGGACTCCGGAGGCAATCTGCCGTACCCGGGCACGAGTGGCGGATCAGGTGGGGGGCATGGGGATGCCGGCGGCTACGGCCTCGGCTACCCGTCGACCGCCATCGCTGGGTCGAATGTCGCCGGGAGCGGCAACGGTGGCGGTGTCAATCGCTCTTCGAGCGGCAGCGGCGGCCCAGGCGGCAGCGGCGGCGGCGCCGGCGCGGCCGGCGTACAAGGTGCGAGCGGTACCGGGACACTAGTCCCCGGCGGCGCGGGACTCGCGAGTTCGATCAGTGGGGCCTCAGTCACTTACGCCAAGGGTGGCGACGGCGGCACGCAAGGTAGCGCCATCAATGGCGTGGACGGGGCGCCGAATACCGGCAACGGCGGGGGGGGCGCCAGCGGCAATCTCAGCCCCGCGGCCCTCGGTGGGGCCGGCGGCTCGGGCATTGTCATCCTGCGGTACACCGATGGCGCGCTCACGGCGGTCGGCGGCACGATCACCCATGTCGGCGGCTACACGATTCACACCTTCACGCAGAGCGGCACGTTCTTCGTCGCGGCGGCGACGATCGCCGGCGTCACGCGTGATCTCGCCGGCGCGCCGCTGGCGGGTTGCACCGTGAAACTGTTCAAGCAGGCCGACGATACGCTGTTCGGAAGCGTCGTCAGCGATGGATCCGGCAACTACTCCTTCCCTGTACCCGACACGTCGACCCTGTTCTACGCCGTCGCCTACAAGGCGGGCAGTCCGGACGTCGCCGGCACGACGCTGACGAATCTGGTCGGCAGCTGACCCTGAACGATGGCTGTCAGCATCTATCTGTACGCGGTCCCCGCCTTCGCGGACCGCGACGACGTCAAGCTGACCGACCCGACCAAACAGGCCGGCCCGACCTTCGACGCGATCGCGGGGGTTCGCGTCTCGACGTCGGCGACGCTCTCGAGCGGCACGCCGATCGCGGCGACGGCCGGCATCGTCTTCGCCGCGGCCGCCGCCCTGACGGCCCCCGTTAGTTTTTTCGCCCAGGCGACGATCGCGTTCTCGACCGTCGCGAACATCGGCCGGGCGCCCACGCTGCTCGCGGCGACGCCCACCGTTCGTCTGGGCGCATTGGCGACGTTGGGCGGCGGCAAGCCGCCGGACGTTCCCATCCAAACCTATGCGCTGGCGCAGATCGCCCGCTCAGGCGCGACCCGGTCCAACTTCACCTCCTCCCACCTGTTTGCCAGCATCGGCGGCGTGCAGCTCGCGTGCGCGCGGACCGGCGCCGGCTGGATCCTCGCCGATACGCTGTCAATCGGGGACGACCTGAACGAAGCCGCCAACACCGCGACGTTCACGGTTTATGGTGCGGCGGTCCAGTACGGGAACGAGATCATCCTGACGATCGGATCGATCAACAACGGCCGCCGCGAATTTGCCGGCTGGATCCTGAACGTCCGTCAGCGGTACATCGGCACGCCGCGGTTCTGCGTCTACGACGTGAACGCGATCGACTACACCTGGGGGCTGAGTCGCCGCGAAGTCTCCGACCGATTCATCGGCGCGACGATCGGCACGATCGTCCAGCAGCTGGTCGCCACCTACGCCGCCGGCTATACGGTTTGGATTGACCCGTCGATCGGAAGTCTGACGATCGATGACATCTCGTACACCGCGCAACCGCTCGCCGATTGTCTGACGCAAACCGTGAAGCGGAAGGGCCTGCACTGGCTCTGTGACGATCACAAGGTCGTGCGCGTGTTTGAGACCGATACCTGGCGCACGCCGCCGCGGCCGTTGACGCCGACCGACACGATGTTGTTGCGCTTCGAAGCCCAGTACGACCTGAGTCAGGTCGTGACGCGCGCCTTATCGGAAGGCGGCGGCGGGTCCGCGCTGACCGGCGTCGTCGCCGGCGAAACGATCCTGCCGCTCGATACCGCCATCTGGTACGAAGCCGCCGGCCTGATCGCGGTCAACACGCAACGGATCAAGTACACGGGCGTGGACCCGGGGCGGACCGGGTCACTAGTGGGCATTGGCGCGGCGCCCCTGAACGCGGTACAGCTCGCGACCGCCCCCGGTGGCAACGTGCCGGCGGGAACCCATGCGTACGCGTTTACCTTCGTGACCGCCGCCGGCGAGAGCTTGCCCAGCCCGATCGCCTCAATCGGCGTCCAGTACCTGTCCGCGCCGACGCAGGCGCCGATCAACACGAGCACGACGGTCGGCGGCAATATTCCCAACGGCACGCATCAGTACGCCGTTTCGTTCATCACGGCCGCGGGTGAATCACTGGTCGGCCCGCTAAGTAACCCCTACACGATTACCAACGTGGTCGCCCCAACATCTTTTAGCGTGTCGCAAGGCGGATCGTTGTCGGGCTCGTCCTTCTCGCCCGGCACGTATCGCATGGGTTGCACGTTCGTCTATAACGACGGCACCGAAAGCAACCTGTCACCCACGGTGGACGTGACGCTGGACGGGAACCACTACGTTGTGTACGACCTGCCGACCGGCCCGACCGGGCTTAATGGCGTCACGGTACGAAAAATCTACTGGGACTACGGTCGAGACGGTCACTATGAGACGCGCTACACGATCCCCGACAACACGACGACGCACTATGAATGGTCCCCGACGAGTTCGCTCCCGGCAGACTCGGGACATCAGCCCCCAAACATCGCCGTCGTCGCGACGCATAACCTGACGAACATCGCGATCGGACCCGCCGGCGTGACCGCGCGGCGGCTCTATCGGCAACACAATGGCGTCTTCGGCCTGCGGCTAGTAACGGAAATTTCCAATAACACCTGGACGACGTGGATCGACACCTCGCCCGATTACTCACTGGGCGTGTCGCCGCCGAGCACGCCGACCGCGACGGCGAATACCGTGCTCGTCTCTGGTGTCGGCGTGGGCGCCGGTTCAGTGACCGCGCGGAAGATCTACCGATCCGCCGCCAATCAAGCACAGCTGAAACTGCTCACGACACTGGCGGACAACGTCACCTCGAGCTGGACCGATGTGGCGGCCGATGCCGCGCTCGGGGCCAATGTGCCGACGGCCGACACCAGCGGGCTGCAGCAGGGCCAAGGGACCGTCGCCGCGGGGGCGAACGTGATCCCGGTGGCAAGTGCCACCTGGGCGCGGACACTCGGCGGCTGGGCGGTCATCGGCAATGGCCAGCAGGTCGTCCGGTATACCGGCATCACCGGTAACGCGCTGACCGGCATCCCGGCGACGGGCCCCGGCGCGATCACCGCCGCGATCGCCTACAACTCCTCGATCACAGGTGCCGCGCAGCTGACCGGCATCCCGAGCTCGGGTGCGGGCTCGATCGTCCAGACGATTGCGCGCGGTGATCCGGTCAACCTGCTGGTCATCGAGGATGACGTCACCGCGCAGGCCGCCCTGAAAGCCGTCGTGCAGGATCCGTCGTTCGACGGCGTGCAAGAGGATTACCTCGCCGACAATCGGCTGAGCGCCAGTGAAGCGCGCACGCGCGCGCGGGCGTGGTTGGATCTGCGGAAGGACGTCGCCGTCACGATTCATGCGACGACACGGGACCTGAACACGCGATCCGGCGCGACGATCGAAGTCTCGCTGGATAGCTTCGGCATTTTCGGGCGCGACTTTCTAATTCAACACGTCACCGAAAGCAGCTTTCAGCTGGCGCTGATGCCGACGTTCGATTTCGACGCGTCGTCGGTGCGGTTCACCTTCGATGACTATCTGCGGATGCTGAAGGCCGCGCAGGAGTAGCGCATGGGAATTTCGCGCACGCCGATGATTGACGACGACGGGACCGGGACGACCGGCACCGTGATCAATAACAGCTGGAAGCAAGAGCTCTACGATCAAATCGACGCGGCGATCGCGACCGGCGGCGTGTCGTTACCGATATCCGTGCCGAACGGCGGTACCGGTCAGACTAGCCTCGCCGCGAGTAATCTGCTACTGGGGAACGGGATCGCGGCGGTGACGCCGTTGCCGCCGCCCGGCTCGAGCGGGCTGGTCCTGACGTCCGTCGGGGGCGCGTCTCCCATCTGGCAGACCAATAGCGCGGCGCCGCGCGTCGTCGTGTTGACCGATGCCGCGTCCGTTCCCATCAATCCCGCGGATGGCAACGTGTTTCGGTTGGCAGCCGGCGGCGACCGGACGATCGCGCTGAGCGCCGGCGTCGATGGCCAGAGCCTGATCGTCGCCTTCACGGCGAGCAGCGCCGCGCGCACGCTGACGTTGAGCGGGGCGCGCTTCGGCAGCGATATTCCGGCGTTGACGCAGACGGTGAGCGGCAAAACCGATTACCTCACCCTGATCTACAACAGTGCCGCCGCCGCGTGGGATGTCATCGCGTATCGCAAAGGTTACTAAGACACGAAAGGATCGCCCGATGCCCAATGATGCCTTCACGCAACAAGCCCTGGCGGCCGACGCCCACTTCCGCAACCGCGTCCGCTCCGCCATGTCCTCGGTCGCGTGGCAAGTGCAGAACGAAAACACGATGACCGTCAATCACGCGAACCGGCTCGCCTACGCGAACCAGGTCATCCGACAGCTCGACAACGAAGTGAGCGTGGTCCTGCCGTCGTTCGTGTTTCGGCCGAACGTGATCAACTTCGAGACGAGCTACCTGTTTGACTTTGTCGATCAGGTCGGCCAGGTGACCACGGCCGCGACCGATGCCGATCTGATGTCGCAGCTGGCGACCGACTGGGATGCGCTGGCCGCCGCGGCGGGGTTCGCGCCGGCGCCCTGAGCTGGCCCAGTTCCGCACGACTCGTGCGACACTAGTCCACCGCGCCCCGGCGGGGCCGTGGTCGCCTCGATCGATCGGTTTTTTCTTGCAGGGGGAAGGACTGCGATCGGCGCATGCCCGCCGCGGCGCGGTCTGTCGTTCAGTTCACGGGCCCGGTCGGGCGCGCGCCCATCGGGTGGTCCCCTTCAGCGATCACGGCCAGGATCGTCGGACACGTCGCAAAGTAGGCGCGCGCGCCCTCGACAAACGTGCGGATGAACGCGCGCCCCTGGTCGCCGACCTCGGGATGCCGATCGGCCAGCTGGAGCAGCCCCACCAGCAACACGACCGATTCCGGCCGCAACACCAGGTTCATCTCGACGCCATGGCGGCGGATTTCCTCGGTCATCGCGTGGGCGCGGGCGGCGTCGTCCATACAGAGCCTCCGATCAATGACGGACGATGCGCGTATTCGGGAGCTGCAGCTGGCCGAGCTCGTGGTCCAGGACCGCGGTCAGCCGATCGCGCATCTCGGGCGTGTCGAGGACTTCGATCCACGCGAGCAGCTCGCCAACGTTGATATGGACGTCGCCCCGGCCATCGAGCCAAATGCCCGGGACGACGGAACCCGGCACGATCAGATCTTCCATTGCGGACCCTTCCGTCCTGCCGTGACCAGCCGTTGCAGTTGTTGTCGACGCCAGCGCCGCGGGACCAGGGCGACGAGCCACCGTGGCGCGTAACACAACAGCAGAACGTATGCCGTCGTGCCGGCGGTCACGGTTTCTCCAGGTAGACGAACCCCTTCCGCGGTTCGCTGACGACGCGCCAGCCGTCGCGCGGGGTCGCGTGCGCCCGGGTCGTCTGAATCTGAATGCACCATTCCTGCGAGCCGTTCCCTTTACAGTACGACCGCGACTCCAGCGCGTCGTCGTGGAGGATCGGCATGTTCCCGATCCCAGCTTCGGACCCCATGTCGCCGCGTTGGTACGGCCACAAGAGCGCGTCGGGCGGCATCCAGGCGAGCGCCGCGAAAAACGCTTTCGCGCACTCGGTCTGGTTCGGCCCGATCGGCGTGCGGCTGTGAATCCCGTCTTCGCAATGGAACGTCGCGCCCGGGCCGAACATCTGACAGCCGGCGGCGTACCACGCGTGATCGTCCGGGTCCGCATCGCGGCGGCCCGGCTCGGTCTGTTCCGCCGCGCCCATCGGTTCGTCGCCGATCCAGGGCGTGGCGTCTGATTCGTCCGTGCGATCTTTCAGGTCCTTGCACTTACGCGGCCAGTCCTCGCTCCGATCACAATGGGTCGTACCGTACACCGCGGTCGGCGCCGGCGGCCAGGACGAGTACTCGCCGCTGGCGATCAGGCAGCTCGGGTCGTACGCCTGGGCCATCGCCGCCAGCTCGATCGCTTCGTCGTCGCCGCCAGGCAGGTTCTTGAACGGTTCGTTCGCCACCTCGATCACCTTGTTCCACTTGGAACGGACCGCGTCGATGCAGGCGCGCAAATGCTGTTGGCGGTCGGTCGCATCCGGCATCACGATCTGGCCATCGGCAAAGACGGTCAGCTCGAACCGGATCCCACGTGCCGCCAGGCGATCGGCGAAGACCGCCAGCTGACCGTAGTAGTCCGGGAAGTGCTGCGGGTAGAACGGTGGCGTACATTCGTCCCACCCGACCATCGAGAACACGCGCAACACGTTCGCGCCCAGGCCGATCCGTTCGTCCAGAAACGGCGTGATGTCGACGCCGCAGAGGAACCGATAGAACAACAGGAAATCGGTGAAGCCCCGCCATTGCCAACACTGCCCCTCCGCAGTGCGGATCGTCGGCCGCGCGACGGCCAGCGGCCCCGACTCGGTCCCGTCCGGTGCCGGCGGTTTGGTCCGGTACGCGATCGCTTCGGGCTGGTCGTGCAACCAGGCCTGAATCTGGGGCCCTGTCGCCCCGTCCAGCGCCATCTGCAACATGATGACGCCGGCGCTGTCGTCCGCGGTCGGCGACGGCGCGAGGTAGACGTCGCGGCCGATCTCGGTCATCGAAATCGTGCGAATCGTCCCGAGCCCTGGGCCCGCGAGAAACTCGATCAAACGGTCGGTCGTGATCGTGATCATGGGGCGTTCCTTTCTCGTGACCGCCAGGGGCGGTCGCGGATGCCCCTTCAGGGTAGCAGGCCGGTCGAGCGGCGTACACGACGCCACCAGCGTTGTCGCGCCTTCACCGGCGCCGCTGTGAGCTGTCCATGCCGTGGATCACCGTGCGCGCGTCGCGGATCGCCTCGAGAAACCCCTCGGCGTCGTCGTTGTCGAAGGCACACAACAACTGCATCAGCACCACCACCGCGAACGATCGGCGGGTGCGCCGTCTGCGGAGCCGTGGGGCGATCTGGACGGCATCGATCCAATGGTCGACGATGTGCAGCTGACACGCTGTCGTGAGTGCCAGGACTTTCTGAGCGACGCGCTGCCGAAGCGCCGGAATCGAGTGCGCGCGCCGCCGCCGACGCCGTGATCGGAGGAAGTCGACAACGTCGGCCATAAGCGTATTCCTGGACTGTTGATTGGGATTGGTGTCGGGTTACGACGTCTTGCGTGCGCGCCGGCGTCGTGGTTGGTCGGCGGCCGTCGCCGCCGCGGTGGGCCAATGATCGAGCGCGTACTTGACGGCGTTCACCAGACTCGCGCGCGCCACCAGGTCTAACGGTTTCAATCGCTCGCTGAGGTCCTGCGCCAGCGTGAACGCTTCGGCATCGATCTGGTTCTCCTTCTGCAGATAGGTCTGCCCAAGGATCGGCCGCGAGTCGCCCATCGTGTTTTGGGCGCGGCCCTGTCGATCGATCAACGACCCGCCCTCTGCGTTGACCAGGACCTGTTGGACACGCTGGCGCACGCCGGTCGGCGCGCGGTTGTAGGCCCTGGCGACGAGCAGATCTTCGTCGTTCAAGTCGACGGTGGCCGCGACGTGGAGATCGGTCGTGGCCGGCGGATCCAAGTCCGCCACGGTCACGTCGAGGGCACCGGCCAGGGCCGCCAGCGGCTCTTCGCGGATCGTCCGTTGGGCGAGCTCCGCGGCCTGAAGCGTACCGAGCGAGACGCCGGCTTTTTTGACCAGCGCGCGTTGGGTCAGGCGGCGTTCGCGGCGGACCGCTTTCAGGTTCGCGGCAATGCGACGGCGCCGCGCCGTGACGGCCTCAGGCAGGGGGTCCATCGGCCTCCGAGTTTCACGGCACCTTAACACCAGAACTTGACAGTTGCAAGATCGGCGCATAGATTGGCGCGCGGTTAGGTCAGATGTGAGTCATAGACTGAAATCGGCACGAGAACGACTCGGACTGACACAACGGCAGTTGGGCGACCGCGTGGGGTTATCGGAGTCAGCGATTTCACTGCTCGAGCGCGGCAAGCGCCGCCCCAACCTGTCGACGGCGCTGGCCCTGGCCGGCGTCTGTGGAAAACGGCCCGAGGAATTGTGGCCGCCGAAAACCCGGACGCCACACTAAGGACCCGCAGCGTGCGCGTGCAGCGGAACGAAGGGCGCTGGTTGAAGGCGGAAATGTTTCCGCCGGACTACGCGGAGATTGTGATCATTCGTGATGTGCGGCGCGAGAAGGTCGGCGAAGACAAGCGTTACACGCTCTACTTTCAGGATCGCGAGAAGGCGCTGCCGATGAACGCGACGAATATCGACGCGCTGATCGCGCTCTTCGGCGAAGAAAGTACCGGGTGGATCGGTCAGCGGATCGAGCTGTTCACCGCCTGGACGTCCTACGCCGGTCGCCAGACGTTGGGTCTTCGGCTCCGGCCCCCGCCGGTCGATCCGCGGCGGACTGCGGCGCCGCCGCCACCGACGCCGGCGCCCGCCCCGCCGACACCAGGTCCGCGCGTGGTAGGACGTGACCGCGCGCCGGGTGAAGACGACGAACCGTTGACCGCGCGCGCGATTCGCTGGTGAGGGTATGGCGACCGTGTATCAGGACCTGGGCGACCACGGCGACGATCAACGGGTGCGCCTGATCGCCGAACGCGTGCAAGCCGGCAACAAGGTCGGCTTCCTGGTCGACAACGACGAGAAGGCCGATTGTTACGTGGCGAAGCTGCAACAGGCCTGTGCCTGTGTCGTGTTATTTCGCGGCCGGCTGTCGTCGGCCGATCTGACCGACGTCGTCTTCGTGAAAGTTGGGCCGCGCTTCCAGTGATGTGGTGGCTCACCGGCGGCGTGGTGGTGACCCTGCTTGTCCTGCTCGTCGGGCGCTGGTGGTGCGGCCGCTCGCCGACCGTTGATGCCGTCTCGGAAACCTGGTTGGACGCGCACGTGCGCGAACGGCGGGATTCATGACCCTGCTGCCCCTGCCCTTCGGTCTGATCGCCACGATTGTAGAAGCGGATGACGACCGCCCGGCGCCGCCGCCGCTGGCGCCGTCCTCGGAGGAGCATCTCTGGCTCGCGTGTCCGTGCGCGGCGTGCGTCCATCGCCGCCGGCTCGCCGGTGTGCCGCACCCGCCCGGATCGGTTCCGTCGTCCGCCGGCGTGACCCGATGAGCAGCGACTATCCCGGCGTCGTCTGGCCGCGGCTGTTCACGGGGACGACCGGCCGCACGTTGTTTCGACGCGGCGGCCAGGCGGCGCAACGGTTGTCGGTCTACCTGTGCGCGAACGATCACATGAACATGATCGGGTTCTATCCGCTGACCTTGATCGACGTCGAGCAGGAGCTGCAGCTGTCGCGCGATGGGGCGCTGAAAGCGTTCGCCCTGATGGCGGACGAAGGGTTCGCGTTCTACGACGCGTATCACGCCTGCGTCTGGGTCCGGGAAATGGCGCGGGTCCGCATGTGGTTGCATCCGGGTCAGCAATTGGCGGACGGCGACAAACGGGCCAAGGCCGCCGATCGGTTGTATGCGCAGGTCCCGATCAACACGTTACTCGGGCTGTTCTTCGACCGGTACGCCGTCGCGCTGCGGTTGTCGACCCGCCGCGAGGCCGCGATCGCCCCGATCGCCGCCGCCACCGTCGCGGAAAAGCTGTTGGTCCCTGTTGACAAGCTGTGCGCGGAAGGGGCTTCGATGCCCCTTGCAAGGACCTTGGGAGATAGAACTAGATCTAGACCTAGTACTAGAACTAGACAGAGCGCCGCAGACGGCGCCGTCGTGTCAGGGCCTGACGACGAACGACGGCGGCAGCTGGCGCTCCGGATCGTGGTCAACGCCACGATCGACACCGTGGGCGTGGATGCCCCCGTCGACGAGCTGGCCGCCGCCGTCGCGGCCCGCTGTCAGGACGGCCACCTCGAAGTGGATCCGGCGGCGATCCCGCAGCAGCTGAACCTGGCGTTGTTCGCCCGCCGGCGCCCGCCGATTCTGGCGCACGACACCCGATCCCGCGGCAGCAGCTGCCCGCACGTGACCCCGTGTCCCTCGACGTTGGACTGCCTGCACTTGCAGCTGCGCGCGGCGCGGGTCGAAGGCCTGCGGCGATGACCTGGCGGCGCACCCGCATCGTGACCGACGTCTATGGCGCGCCGTGTTCGTGTCTGGAATGCCAGGCCGCCGGCGTCACGCAGCTGCGGATCGTCAAGGTCCCGCCGGACGACTGGTGTCGCCAGTGGCACTGGCTCCACGGGACCGCGCTGCGCGCCTGGTACGACGCCCGTGATCGCGGGATTGCCGCGGCCCGGGCGGCGCTGAATCGAGGGACGTCATGAGGTATCCCGAAGTGGCGTGTTCGACCCACGGTCGCGCCACGACCGGATCGATCGTGTGCATCCACGTGATCGCGCACGGCGCACCGATCGCGTACGTGATCGACGCGACCGACACCGAAATCGGCGAAGTGTTGTGCGCGCCCTGTGTGGCCACGGGCCATCACTTGGATCTGTTGCGACTGCTCTGCGCGCGCTGTGTCGAACGGTTGTTAGCGGCGCGCGCCCCGCGTCCCGAGTGACGGGATCCGATGGTCCGCCTCTGTTCCCTCGAACGGTTGCCCATGCCGCGCGTCTGGCTGTTCGGTCCACGTTGGCGGCGGCGCTTCGACGTCCGGCGCGTCGCGGTGACATTGCCGCTGCGCGAGGGCGCGATCTGTCGCAAGGTCCTGGTGTACGACCTGGAACCCGACGTCCGGGAGCTGGTCACCGAGGCGCTCCGCCACGACGTCGTGGCCATGTGGAGCGATCCGCGGGAGCGGTTGTGATGGGCACCCGGGGCTGGCAGGACCTGAACGAAGCCGACGTCGCGCGCAGGAACCGCCGAATCGCGGCGCCGGCCGCCGGTCGCAAGTATCGGAACGTGGTGGTCGAGGTCGACGGTGAACGGTTCGATTCACGGGCGGAAGCGACGTGTTGGATCGGGCTGCGCGCGCGCGCCAGTACCGGCGAGATTCAGGGCTTGCGCCGCCAGGTCGCATATCCGTTGTTCGCGGCGCCGGTGACCGACCCGGCGATCCGGTTGTTGGTCGCGCACTACGTCGCGGATTTCGTCTACGACGATCAGGACGGGACCCGCCACGTGGTCGACGTGAAGCGCCGCGCAACGCGTACCAAGGTCTACGAGCTGAAACGGAAATGGTTGTGGCTGCAGAACGGGATCGCGGTCGAGGAGATTCGGCAATGACTACTGACGCTGACGTCGAAGGCGCCCGCGCCTGTATCGCCACCGCGCAACAGCAGCTGACTGACGCCGATGCCCTGCTGGCCAGCGAGACGCCCGAGTATCACGCGCGGATCGATACGATCGCGGAACCGAAGCCGCCGCCGTTGCACCTGGGGCCGGCGCCGTTCGCGTTTCCCGATCCCGTCTTCGGGACCGACCTGATCCGCGTCACCGACGAGCACACCGCCGGTGGCACGTCGTTGCGGGTCCCGTCCAACGCGCACGTCGCGGCCTGGAATACCGACGGTACGCGGTTCTACGTCATGAAGGCCACCGGCGGGTCGCAGTTTTTTCACTTCGATCCGACGCGCCGGCGCGTGCGGCTGGATCTGTTCGATGTCGATCGCCTGGTCGGACTGAAGGGGCCGAAGGGCGCCGATCCGATCGACGTCGGCAGCTACGTCGAGCCGTCGTTCAGCTACGAGGATCCCGACGTCGTGATCTGTGGCGGCGGCGACAACCATCGCACGATCTACGCGGTCGACCTGCGGACCGGCACGAAGACGGTCCGCTGCAACCTGGACGAGCGGTACGCGTTCATGGCCGACGTCGGCGGCTACATGAACGCGCTCGTTACGGCCGCGCAAACCTGGGCGGTCGCGTTCGGCGGCGCGGCGCAGGACCTGCACCATTTCGTCCACGTCCAGCGCGTCGACGGCTGGTGGGGCGGCCAGGACCTGTACGAATGGGGCTGTCACGTGCATTCGGTCGCGCTTGATCAAAGCGGCCGCTACGTCCTGATCTACACGACCAGCGCGGACATTCAGGCGGGTCGGCCCAAGCTGTTCGTCTGGGACACGGTCGCCGACACGATGACCGGCGTCTATCAGCCGCAGCATTTCGTCAGCGGGCACGACTGCGTCGGCTACGGCCTCTCGATCAACCAGGACGCGCAGGGCCAGTACGACGGCCTGCAGTGGCAGCGGCGCGCGCTGATGGACCCGACCGTGTCGGTCAACGTGTTACCCGCGACGCTGCAGCCGCCGGAAACCTACGTCGAGGATCACTCGAATTGGCGGAACGTCGAGCTCGACAACACGCAACCGTTCTTTTCGTTCACCTGGCGCCACGACACCAGCACCACGCCCTGGCGCGCGTGGGACGACGAAATCATCGGCGTGCGGCCGGACGGGTCCTGCGTCTATCGGTTCGCGCATCATCAGAGCATCGGCGGCGATCAGGAATTCTGGGACCAGTGCATCGGCAACATGGCGCCGGCGCCGATCCGCTGGGGGATGTTCACCTCGAATTGGGGTAAGACCCTGGCCGCCGCGCGCCAGGACGTGTTTCTGTTCCACACGCGATGACCGCGCCCGGTCGACAGGAGTTTCGGAAGGTGGAATGTCCCGTGTGCGCGCGCCGCGTCGCCGCGGCGATCGGCGCCGACGACGGACTCACGGTGGTCCCGCACCTCGAACAGCGCACTGGCGAACGTCGACCCTGCCGCGCCAGCGGGCGCGTAGTCGTGCCGAATCGGGACACGGGCGGTTGGAAACTGGAGGCGTGATGCCGGCGTTCTGTGATGTTCCGAAGATCGCGCTCTACTGTGACACGTTCAAACCCGGCACCGAAAAGCGGGACGACGTCGAGGTGAAGATCCTGACGTTGTCGCTGCGGATCCCGTCCGTCACGCCCGAGCTCGCCCAGGCGATCGATCCGCGGATGCGAAAAACGTTGTTCAAGGGCGAGGGCGCGGACCCGGCGCCCCATCTGTCCGACGTGCGCTTCACGATCGATCTGACCCGCCAGCTGCTGCGGATTTACGCGACCTACGACAGCGGGCGGCCGTCGATCGCGTTCGATCAAGTCCTGGTCGGCAAGCTGCGGGCGACCTGGGACACGGTCTGGTCGCTCGATCTGAAAGCGGCTTTTGGTCCCTGTAGCGCCCAGGAGCTGGCGTTCTGCCAGGACTGGTTCGGCACGCAACGGTTCGTCACGTTCGACGCGGCCCAAGGCGAGCTGGCCCTGGGGACCGCCGACGCCCCGACCAACGACGACCAGGCGGACGACGTCGATCCGCCGCCGGCGCCGCGGCCGCGGGGTCCCCGTCGTATCACCCACTGATCGACCGAAAGGATGTGTTGATGGCCCGCCGTACGGAATCCCTCGCCACCGAGACCGCCGATCCGGCGCCGGCGCCGCTGACCTTACTGGTCCCGCTCGCGGACTTGCGGCCGTCCCGGTTGAATCCGCGGTCCCGGGTCGACCCCGACAAGCTGAAGGAACTGGCCGACAGCGTCAAGGCGCACGGGATCCTGAACCCGCTGTTGGTGCGTCCCCTCGAGGCCGGCATCCTGGAAATCGTCGCGGGCGAACGACGGTTCAAGGCGGCGCAGCTGGCGCAGCTTGCCGTCGTGCCGGTCCTATCGCGGCCGCTGACCGATGAACAGGTCCTCGAATTCACGTTGATCGAAAACCTGCAACGGACCGACCTATCGCCGCTCGACCAGGCGCGCGGGTTCCAGACGCTGATGGCGAAGGACCCGACCCGGCACACGGCGGGATCGATCGCGGCGCGCATCGGCATGACGGAACGGTTCGTCTGGGAACGGCTGAAGCTGCTCGACCTGATCAAGACATTGCAACAGCACCTGGATCACGGTCGCATCACGATTGGGCACGCGATCGCGTTGTCGAAGCTGCGCCGCGGCGATCAACAGCGAGCGCTCGACGTCGCGTTGTTCGTGCCCGAAACCGGTCTGCCGCTGACAGAAGGGACCACGGGAAAAGCGATCTCGGTCCGCGAGCTGGACGCCTGGATCGCGCAACACGTCCGCTTCGACCCGAAGCAGGCCGCCCAGGCGGCACCGCTGGACTTCGGGACGGTCGCGCGCCAGGTCGACCAGGCGAAGACGGCGGCGCGCGACGTCGCCGCGATCACGTATCTGAACTTCGTGCAACCCGACGCGCGCGAGGGCAAGACCTACACGTTCGATCACTGGAAGCGCGCCGACGGCACCGAAGGATCGAAACGCTGCGAACACGCCGTCCTGGGTGTCGTCGCGGTCGGGCCGGACTACGGGCAGGCCTTCGACGTCTGCCTGGACACGGCCTGCGATGTCCACTGGAAAAAGGAACGGGCCGCGAAAGAGCGCCTGGCGAAGACGCGGCACAAACAGACGGTCGACAAGGGACGGGCCGAAGGGCGCGCGGCCGCTCACAAGGACGCCAGCGAAGAGAAGGAAGCGGCGGCGCGGGCAGCGTGGACCGGGGCGCGCGCTCAGCTGGTCAAGGCACTGACCGCGGCGATCGCCAAGGCGCCCATCACCAAGCTGATCCCGATCATCCTGGACACCGTCGTCGCCGACCTGCCGCGGCCGAAGACCGCCGACGCCTGCGTGCGGGTCGTGGCGCTGGATCTGTTGTTGGCCGAATCGACCCGGCATCAGGCGTATCGCGACTTCCCACGGCGCGCGAAGCTGTTCGGGATCAACACCGCGGCGATCGTCCGCCAGGCGGCCGGCGGGAAACCCAAAGGAGATTGACCGTGGCGCTGGTGATCAAGGTGGAGCTGCGGTTCGGTCGGTGTCGCTGGTGCGGCTGCACCTACGACCGCCCCTGCCACGTCGGCTGCGCCTGGACCGACCGCACGCAGACGTTGTGTACGGCCTGTGTGCCGCTCGACCGCGCGCTGAAGACGCGGGAGGGGCGGCGCGAGCTGGCGGAATTCGTTCAGGGTTCGTTTCTGATCGGGACGTGATTGCATCACGACAACGCAGCTGCTGCCGCACACAGGAAGGAGACCAGACGATGGAGAACGTTGAACTGAAGACCGCACTGCAATCGTGGATTGACTTGAGATATTCGGAAGAACTCGGGACCGCGATGGCCAGACGCCGCCGCCGCTGTTGTTTCCGGGAACTAAAGCACGCCCTTGACCTGTCCGAACACATGGCTCGTACGGCTTTACTGACGACCGACTGGTGCTGCGGTTTCGCACACCAGCTCACCATCGCATTGAGCTGCGCCATGGCGACTCGGAACATGACGCCCTTGACGGTGGACGAAGCACGTATCGTCGACGAAATCCTGGCTCGCGTGCGAACCGTGCTCGGAATGCTCGTCAGAAATGCTGTCAATCACGACGCGTATCAGCCTCGGCGATTTGAGGCGCCGACAACGTGGGACCTGAATTGACCGGTCAGTCGTGGCGGGATCGGTTCGTCGCTCGGTACAGAGAGTACCTTCACAGCGACACATGGGCGAGGATTCGTCGTGCCAGATTGGAGCACGCCGGCTGGCGGTGCGAACGGTGTCGGCGCCGCGGTGTTCCGTTGGAAGTTCATCATCTGACCTACGCGCGTCTGGGCCACGAGAACCTTCCAGACCTTTGGGCGCTCTGTGAGTCGTGCCACGACGAAGTACACGATCGCCTGCCGCAACGGTTCCTGCCGTTCGTGCCGACGCCGCCGTCGCGAGAGGACCATAACTAACCGATGGCGACTGATCCGATTCCGCTCGGCTTCGCGGTCGGCAGTGCGGCCGCCGTGTCGATTCCGCTGAAACACCTGGCCATCACCGGGATGACGCAGGAGGCGGGCAAGACGACGGCGTTGGAAGCGCTGATCAGCCGCGCCGGCCGCCGGGCGATCGCGTTCATCACGAAGCGCGGCGAGGCCGCGTTCAGGGACGGGCACACGATCGCGCCCTACTTCCGCGAGCGCGCCGATTGGGTCTTCGTGTCGTCGTTGATCGACGCGACCCTCGGTGAAAAGAACAAACTCCTGCGCGCCTGGCTGATGAAGGTCTGTCGGAACACGAAGACGTTGGCCGAGGTGCAACGGAACGTCCGCGCCGCGAAGGCCGAGGCCCGCGGGTTCTCGGAAAGCATTTACACCGAGATCGAGGGATATCTCGAGCTGGTCGTCCCGCAGCTGGCGGAACTGCCGCCGGCACGCGAGCTGCAGCTGGTCCCGGGTCTGAACGTGATGAACCTGGCGCCCTACTCGACCGAGCTGCAGGCGCTGGTCATTCGATCGGTGCTCGACCACGTGCACGACGAGCTGAACGACACGATCACGGTGATCCCAGAGGCCTGGGAATTCCTGCCAGAGCGCCGCGGGTCGCCGGTGAAGCTGGCCGCCGAGGGGCTGATTCGCAAAGGCGCGTCCCTTCGGAACTACCTGTGGATCGACAGCCAGGACCTGGCCGGCGTCTCGAAGACGATCCTCCGGTCCTGTGCCGTCGTTCTGATCGGCGTCCAGCGCGAGGCGAACGAAATCCGCCGAACCCTGGAGAACATTCACGGCGCCAAGCCGACGTCGGACGACGTCGCCGCCCTGCAGCTGGGGCAGTTCTACGCCTGCTATTCGCACCGGACTATCAAAACGTACGTGCAGCCCGCCTGGATGACCGACGACCTGGCGCGCCAGATCGCCGGCGGCGCCGTCGACGTCGCGACCGCGAAGACGATCGACCGCGTCCGCACGGTGCGACGGGCATTGACACATCACATGGAGGATCACGTGACATCGGCAGAAGCGCGCCGGCTGTCGTCCGACAACGCGACGCTCCGCGCGGAAAACACCCGCTTGCAGGACGAGCTCGTGCAGCTGCGGCGGCAGCTGGGCCACCTGGAAGCGACCTATGGCGGCCACGATCCGACACCAGCCCCGACGATGAAAGCACGCGTCCGGGCCGCGGCCGCCGCGACCGACACCAACGGCGGCGCCGTGACCGATGCGTTCTACGCCGCGATCAAGGAACGGCTGATCGCCGAGGCGCCCGAGCTGCTGCGGGTCCTGGTCCTACGGCCCGAGCTCGAGGTGACGATCGAACGGTCGGTGATCACCGCCGACGGCGCGTCCCCGAAAGGGCGCGTCGCGCGGTTGATCAAGTCTGGCTTCGTGCGCGAACCGAAGCGGTTCAACGAAGTGTTGCGGGAGCTGGAACGGACCGGACCGCGGCTGAACAACAAATCGTTGGCCATCGTCATGAAGGACCTGGTCGCCGGTGGCTTCCTGACGAAAGAAGCCGTCGATCGGTATCAGGCGGTCCCGGACGCGATCGTGCGTGTGGTGGAACGGTGACCCCGCGCCTGGCGACGGGTCTGTTGCCGCGCATCGAACGCGTGCTGGTCGAACGTGGCGACGTCGTTGTGGTCGAGTGTCCAGGGCCGTTGACCGATCTGCAGGAACGCGCCATCAAGCGGAAGCTGGCCAGCCTCTGGCCGCGGAACGCGTCATTGATTCTCGCGAACGGGATGACGTTGAAGATCGGGATCGACGTGCCCGATCGGCCGCGGCCGCCTCGAACGCGCCGATGATATGCGGTTCTGTCTCCGTCCAGGGTGTCCGGTGCGCGTGCCGCGCGGCTATTGTCGCGTCCATCAGCCGCCACGATCGAACGACGACGTCCGCGTCTGGTACCACACGCCACGATGGCGCCAGCTGCGCGCGCGGTTCCTGCGCTATCACCCGACCTGTCCCGGGTTCGGACCGTTCGTCGGCTGCGGCCGGCCGACGACGGACGTCGATCATCGCGTGCCGCACCGCGGCGATCCCGCGTTGTTCTGGGATCCGACGAACCTCGATGCGTATTGCCACCAATGCCACGCCGTCAAAACCGGCCGCGGCTTGTAAGGGGACCCTGCCATGCGCGCCACGAAAACGACCGACCAGCTGAAAAAGGAGATCGAGTACTTCGCCTGGTTGTTGCGGCGGACCCGATCACGGGACCGCATTCGCCGCGCGCTGTCCGGGATTCGGTGGCGCCGGCGCGAGCTGGCCGCCCGCAGGCAGGACGGTGCCCAATGACCGGCGACGACGATCGATACTTGTCGTTGGCGGAGCTGGTCGCGTATTCCGGTCTGGGTCTGCGGACCCTGAACCGGTACCTGGTCGATCCCGATCAGCCTCTGCCCCACTATCGGGTCGGCGCGCGGGTCCTGGTCAAACGATCAGAATTCGACAGTTGGTTGCGCCGCGTTGGCACGTCGCCCGAAGCCGCCGACCAGCGGACGGCCGCGCGCACGTTTGATGATCGGGTCCGCGCCGCCGTGGCGACAGTCCGCGGCCGCCGCTGACCCGGGATCCAACTTAGATCACGTTCCAAAATCGAATTGAGTCACGCACGAAAGGGTCCGCGCCCGTCTGCGGATTCAGGATGCCGAAATTCCCCTCGATCGTCACTGCAAGTAGTGATGCCTCCCGAGATGCAGGTCTAGTAACACGTAACTGGCCTGGTTACACTTGATTAGGTCGGTGTTGGATCAACAACACGACATTCAAGGACGGTTACGAAGTGAGAAAGACGACAGCGAAGACGGCCAGGACGACGACGAAAGTCAAACCCCCGGCCACGATTTCCGAACTGCGATCCGCGGTGGACGTCGTCGTCGCCCGTTTGAACGGTGGCACGTTCGACGTCGAGGACGTGGCGACGATCGTCATGCAGCTGCGCCGCGCGACCCGGGTCGGCGAGCGGTTGATTGACCAGCTGACCAACGATCACCCGACGGTCTGCGACCTGTGCGGCGGGACCGATCGAGTCACGACCGCCCCGTATGTCTGCGGGGGGCGAACGTTCGACGGGCCGGTCTGCTGGATCTGCCGTCACTGTGAGGAGTGCGGCACGGAATTCGTCGTTGGCGACAACGGCGACATTCGGTGCCAGGGGACGACCGACGCCTGCCGGGAAAGGAACGGACAATGATCTGCATCACCTTCACCCGACGTCAGGCACGAACGTTCCGATCTGTCCTGATGCGATCCGGGTTCGCCGTGGTCAATCCGATGCAGTTCGAGCTGGTGTCGGTTGTCGTGAAGCTGGCCCTGGTCCGACCCGACTGCATCCAGGCGCGCGTGATCTGGATGAACGGACCCGATCGGTCAGCCGAGGCCATCATTGACCGCGCGGAAGCTGCGGCCTATCTGACCCGGGAGCGTGTCCAGTGACAACAGATCACGTGCCGCACCCGGGAGAACTGTTGTGGGCCGACTGGCTCGACCCACTGGAGCTCACGGTCCGGGAAGCGGCGAGACGTCTGGGCGTGACCCGCAAAACGTTGTCCGCGATTATCAACGGCCGCCAGGGCATCTCGCCCACCATGTCGGCCCGCCTGGGACGGGCGCTCGGTGTGCCGGCCGATGCCTGGGCGAAAAAACAGTTGGCGTACGACATGGCGACGATCGACACTACGGCGCTTCGCAAGGTTCGCCGTCTGACCCCTGCCCACTTTTCTGGAGACGTCGAATGAAACACTACGAGCTGCACGTCCGCATCAAATTCCGCCCCGACCGCGGGACCTGGTACGCCTACTGGCGGACGCAGGACGGGGAGAAAAAAGCGCAGTCCTTCGGAACCGAGGCGGAGGCCGAGCGCTTCAAAACGGAATTCACGACCAGACTGATCACCACGCCCGACCCGCCGGCGACCACACCTGCCAAGCGCAACACGGTCGGCGGGTATCTGACCGGTTGGTTGGAGACGACGATCAAACCGCACCGGGAAGCGGCGACGTATCGATCGTATGAACAGCTGGTCCGCATTCACATTGTGCCGACGATGGGCGGCACGTCGTTGAAGGACCTGGGCCCGATCAAGGTCCGCGAGTTTTACCAGGACCTGTACGACAAGGGCGTCAAGTTGGGCACGCGCCGAGGGGTCCACCGCGTGTTCAGTTCGGCGATGACACAGGCGATCTTCGATGAAGTGATCGACTCGAACCCGTGTCTGAAGTTGGGCCGCTTCCTGCGGCACAAAAACGAGGACGCGCTCGACCCGGAGCCGAACCCGTTCACCGCCGACCAGGCGGCCGCCTTTCTCAAGGACGTTGAAACCCATGAACGCGGGTGGTTCGAGTACTTCCAGTTTCTCCACGATACCGGGTGCCGGGTCGGCGAAGTCGCCGCGCTGCGGTGGGCGAAAGTGGACCTGGAGGGCAAGCGGGCCCGGATCGAGCGCAGCTATTCGCCGTCGGACGGCAAGGACAAAGACCCGAAGACGCATCAGCGCCGCTGGATCGACCTGTCGGATCTGGTCGTGGCGCAGCTGAAGGATCTGCGGAAACACCAACGGATCGACCTGATGAAACGGGGGCGGACGGACGTCTCGTACGTCTTCACCAACACGCACGGGGCCCCACGCCGACAGGACGGCAACATGCGGCGCGTGTTCGCCCGGGTCCTGCAGCGCGCGCTGGTCGACCCGGTCACCAAACAGCTGCAGGCGAACGGGCGCCGTCTCACGAAGGACGATCGAGCGATCCTCGACAAGTTGGCCGCCCACACGCCGCACGACCTGCGGGACACGTTCGCCACGACCCATCTGCTGCTCGACTACAACCGGTTGCCGTGGGTCAGCCGGCAGCTTGGACACGAAACTGAACGGACGACGATGGAGCACTACTTCGGCTTCCTGCCGTCGTCGTTCACGAAGGGGTTCGCCAATGGGATCCGCCGGACCGGCGACCAGGCCGCGGAAGGGGGACACTCGAAATGACGGACTTCGAACGCCTGATGCGTCGACCGATCCGGCTGGACGTGGCGGACGTCCCGCCGACCCGCCGGGCGGTCGTGTTCCGGGTCGGGTATCCCGTCGTCGTCGTCGGACTGGTCGTCCTCGGCGTCGTCAGCCGGGTTCTTGGCGTCCTGCCCTGATCAGGAAACCAGCGGTTGCCCGATCGACTCGGGCAACCGCGGCGATCGTGGACATGCCTGGGCATGCCGCGGAACCCGTGGTTGCCGGCAACCGTGGAAACCTTCGAAGATCTTCAGCTTTTTCCAATTTTCGTAATCAGCAGGTCCGCGGTT